CATAGTCCGCACGTAATTGTGAATGGACTTGGGGGGTCACCACAATCATGTCCGGGTGCCTTCCAAGGGTAAACATCATGTAGTCTTTGGCGGCAACTATTTTGGCGTAAACGTCCGATAAGTCCCCGGCACTTGCTAAGTTGACCCTATAAGCGGGCTTATATGATGTTTCGGATGCCACACCCAAATCAAGTGCGGAAGTAATAACTTCATCCATTTTTTCAGCCCAACCCTCTGCAATTCCCTTAATCACTTGGGCTTTTATGTCAACGGACGAAACAAAAACGCTTTGCCCGGTCAATGGAACGGTTGACGAATACCTTTTAAGCGTCACTTCACTTGCAAATGGCTTATAAGCGGCAACTTCATTTTCATTGCCTTCCGCAACTTCTGCAACGGTCACTTTGGGGAAGACCCTAACTTTTACGGTATCCCCCGCGCCTTTTTTCACGTCTTCCGCAACGGCGGAAATAACTTTTGCAAGCTTCCTTCCACGCCCGGCTTGTTGGATTATAAGTTTTGAAAAGATTTCACTTTGCTTAATCGGGCTAATATCGCTTGATGTGGTTGTGGCAAGCACTTCCAATTCTTTCCTTAATTCTTCGTTCATTTTTCCCCACCTTCCAAACGCTTCCTTAATTCTTCTTCAAACAATTTTTCGGCATTGATTTCATCCGGGGGTTCCATTAGGGTTTTCCTTTTCGAGTTCCCCCCGGCAACTTTTTTTGCAAACTCTAAAAGCTCTTTCAATTCTTCCACGCTCTTATCGCCCGGCTCAAAATCCGGCACGTATTTCCTTATTTCTTTAACCACATCCCCCCTTTCCTTTTCCTTATAGGCCGCCAATTCGGCCTTAACTTTCTCCAATTCTTCATTCAACTTTCCAATGGTCTTTTCGGCAATTGCAAGTTTGTCTTTAAGTATTGCAATCTCTTTTTCATAGGCCGTCATATCACATGGCGCCATTTTGCTTTCAATTTTCACTTTTTCCTTTGTTTTGCTTTCTAATTCCATTTTCTCTTCCTTTTTCTCTTCAAACTCCATGGTGCCTTTCTCTTCTTGCATTTCGGTTTCATCCGGCATGTCAATGAACCACATGCCATTTTCATCTTTCTTAAGTTCCGGTGGTTCTTTGTCAAATTCCTTATAATGCGCGGCCAAATGGTTGTAAACTTTTGGCACGTCTTCATTTGGAATTTGGACACCCCCACGGGCGCCTTTCAATGCCGCCATGGCCGCACGCACACCATTCCAAACCACGGCATGATTGCCGGGTTTGTGGTGTGGCAATTTTAAATCGGTGAATCTTTCCGGTGGGTTTTCCGGTGCCCATGCGAAATGTCCGGCAATGTTGCGCTTTTCTTCATCGCTTAATTCGTCCCAAGACTCATTAGTGAAATCTTGCAAACGTGGCTTTTCCCATGCACTTTGTTCATCTTTGGGATATTTCCACGGGTGTTTTGGCACAATTCCCATTTTTATCATCTCCCTTTCATTTGATTTTTCGGCATTGAGCGCTTGCAAACCCACGCCGCACCCGTCCGATTCCGAACATGCACCAATGTCAACCAATGACGCTTTTATTATTTCCAAGTTCTTTGCAACCGGCGTTTCTTTTTCCGGGTCATATTCAACCCACACTTCCACGCTTAAGTTCGGGGTAAGCCCCGCTTTGAACCTATTTTTTACATAACCCAAAGCCGCTTTCCCTTTTTCCGTTTCCAAATTAATGACGGGCACGGCGCGCAATTTGCCGCCAACCTTTTCAACATCAACAAAAAACCCCACTTCATCTTCCACGTTCCGCGAATGGTTTAAAGTCAATGGAAACACTTTTGGCACTTTGGCCTTTTCAATTTCTTCTTTTGTGAATTTTATGCCATTATAAGTGCCCGGTGTCAAAAGCGTTGATTTTGGCAAGTAAACTAAATTGTCTTGATAAGTTATTGGTTCTTCCGGAACATGGTTTTGCAACACAATTTTTTCCTTTTTCATGCCTTCATCCCCCCACTATTCTTAATAAAATGTTCATTAAAAGCCCACTTGCGATTAAAGCCCCAATTAACCCCCAAAATGTTGTTTTACTGATTTTAAACAATCGTTCGTCTTCCACATGCCACTTAATGTGCTCATTCTTCCATGCACTCAAATCCTCAATTGATTTTTCAATTTTTTCAAACCGTGCGTTGTGATTATCCAATTTTTTATCCATGTTGTCCACTTTTTTATTTAAAGCCCGCAATTCCGCCACAATTTGCCCCAAAAGGTAATTTGGGTCATCGGGATTTTTGGGTGGGTCATTAATTGGCAATTCAAGTGACCCGGACGCGGTCATTTCAATAACCCCCGCATTTTGTATTTATTCAAAACTTTCTTTGCCGCCGGCCTTAAATAAGGTTTAGCGGTCATTTTCCGTGTCCCGAACTCCACAAACGGTGCATACTCCACGTTTGTGCCGACAAAATAAGCACGTTCCCTGATTTTACCATTGTGAATGCTTGCGCGCAATCTTCCGGTGCGGACGGGACAAAGCCTTTTCGCTTCCGCTTCAATCTCCAACGTCATCTTTTCAAGTGTTTCGTCAATTTCATCATCTAAATGTTCAATCCTTGCAAATACGGCCGCACCTTGCAACCAAATGCCCGTTTTGCCCGCCATTTATATCCCCCCGAAATTCATTTTGACCAATTCAATGATTTTGGCAATGGCATTGGTGAAATGGTTGGATAAGGCACGGGAATAAGCCAACTCTTCCGTTTTGTTTTTTATTTCCCTTGGGTCACTCTTTTTGGCCGCAAGGCCTTCCTTTTCCACGATTGGCACGGCCGTGCACCGGCAATTCGGGTGTGCGGGTGGCATGTAAACGCCAATTGAAAATTCTTGGTCTAATGGCACACGTTCCCCATCAAGCGAATCACAAATTGCACATGTGCGGTCATCATAAGCGGTGAGCCATTCCTTATATCTCACCACCCCACTTTTTTCCCACGTCCGCACACGGCCATAATTTGACGCGCGCATGGTTTCAGTCCTTGCAATCGTGTTAATCCGCCATTTTCGAACTTTAAGCACTTTGCGCAAGTCTTTTGCTATTTTGTCCACACCTTTGCCGTTTAAGATTCCATCTTTTATAACGCGCCGAACTTCCTTTTTCATGTCTTCCCCCAACCCCTTTATCAAATCAAAATTATACCCATTCAAAAATTCAATATCGGACGGGTCGGGGGGGATTTCAACAATAATCCCAGCCTTCTTTAAATCCCTATGCCCGTAATCCACCCCCTTTTCATACGCTTTTTGGACAATCGGCCGCACGTCTTCCATCGAATAAACCACGGCTTCATCTAAAAGGTCATCAATGCCCGCCATCACTATTTCCACGGCTCTTGGGGGGATGTTACCCGGTGCCATAATACCATCCCCCCCGGATTGGCACGCCCGGCCTTTTCACTTTTGATTCTTCCGCAACTTCCTTGGACGGCAAGCCTAAAATGTCGCGGGCTTCATCCGTGCTTATAACGCCCCATTCAAGCAAGTCTTTGACCGCTTGCGCTTTTATCTTCAAAATTTCGGCTTCACTTTGTTCATCCGCATAAATTTCAAGCCATTCAAATTCATAATCCGCATTTCCGATTCCATTGGCTTTTAATTCATGCTCAAACAAATGGCGGATGATTGGCGTTAAACGCACTTGCAAGTCTTTAAGGTCACTATAATAATCACGCAAATTGATTTCGGACGTGCTTAAAGTTCCGGCGCCCGCCCCTAAAAGCACCGTATAGGGGACGCCCGTGCCGCCCGCGATTTGATAAATCAAGTGCTCTGAATAAGCTTTGATGTCCAAAGCCTTGCCGGCGTCTTTCACGTCAAATTTGACTCTTTCACTTCCAACGAACCGCCCCGCCGTTGCCATCTTTTCTAAGGCTTTCGCCCATGCGTCAAGCTCTTTTTGCGTTGCTTTTTCCACATTGACGCTTATAATTTGAGAAATGACTTTTTTGGGTATTTCCCCGCTTGCTTTGTCCAATTGAACTTTTGCGGCAATCACGTGCAACATTGGTTCAATAACCCCAACAAAACGCGTTCCATCCCCTACCGTGTCAAACGGGAACAAAATGACACGGGACGGGTGAATTTCAAGGTTTGCGTTGATTCCGGGAACCCATTGATAGAAATATTTTATTTGGCCGTATGTGGGGCTTTTTGGGTCAACGTCCCAAATCGGGGCAATTGTTTTGGGCGATATAACGGCCAAATCCACGATTTCATGCACGGGCAATTCTTCATTCAAAAAATCATCATTCAAAGCCGCGTCATCATCATCCACCACGATTTCAAGATACCCCGCGCCGTATATCATAGCATTTTTAAGCAAGTCTATAAGCCGGTTTTTCAAGTCCACCCGGTCAACGAATTCCCAAAACAAATTATAAACGGCCGGGTCTTTCGTTTTTATCTCCAAAAAGCGTTCAACCACGTCATGACTTCTTTTTAAAATGGCCTTGCGGGTCAACGGTTCATTCAAATAAGCATTTTCGAGATGTTGCAATAATTCAATGTCAATGCATTTTTGGGCTTCTTCCGGGATGTTCGCGGGTTCAATTGATGATTTGCGCAATTCCACATAACTTTTAGGTGGCCTTTTCGTTCCCATCCTTTTCTTTCTTTTCTTCATCTTCTTCATCTCCCATTCCAAATAATTTTGGCGGCAATGCCGTGCCTTTCATCACTTCCATTTTTGCAAGTGCCAACACCAACGCGTCCGCATAATCGGGCGATTTGGGCGGGTCGATTATTTTAATGCGGTCACGTGACGTGTAACCCACGCGGATTGCGGACAAATCACGGATTAACTTGGGTTCATTCGGGATGGAAATTTTGCCGGGCGTGTTCGGGTTCATGTAATCCCTCAATTTGAAATAAAGTTGCGCTTTTAAGTTTGAATAAAGTTCCGGACTTTCAGTTGGTGACCCCCCAAATATAACGGGGTTCACCGGGATGTCTTGCGATTCTTCCCGTAAGATGTCCGTAACTCCCCCACCAACCCCGGTGTCATCAACGTTAATGCACGCCGCATTATATTGCCGGGCGATATTCAAAGCCCGCCTTGCCGTTGCTGTGGTTTCTCTTCCTTGCATGGCTTCATAATCAATGACCCGCACGTTTTCATTGTCCGTTTCAATGACCATGATAACCGTTTCATCGGCTCCATACCTTGCAACGTCCACGCCAACCCTTATTTCTTTGTTATCTTCAATATTTATTTCGGCATTGGTGGCTTTGTCAATCCAATCAAGCGGCAATAATGAATCCGCGGACGCGCGTGGGAATTCCCCCAACACTTTCACACGGTATAAGTCCGAATCTTCCCCCCACATCTTCTTTGCGTTCTCAATCCAATCACGTGAAACAAACGGGCTTTCCGTGCTTGCAATGTGTATTCGTTCCCATAATTCCGCGTTTTTGTGGAACGCGTCATAATAATATCCGGATGTTTTGGTGGGGTTCGCAATCATCAAAATTTTGGCGTCCGTGGTTAAAGCCCCTTCAATGGCAAACAAAATTTCATCCGCAATTCCCGTGGCTTCATCAATCACATAAAGCAAAAACGGTGCGTGGAATCCTTGCATGGATTCGGGCTTATCCGCCGTTCTTGCGGTTATAAACCAATCATCAATCCTTTTGCCATTCCTATCGCGCATATAAATGTCCGTTTCCAAAATCTCAAAATTCGCCCGAATCATGGGGGGAATCTTCCTTGCAAGCGCTTTGATTTCCGCCCATAGAATTTTCCTTAATTGCCGGCCGGCCGGGGCGGTTGTGATGACTTTTGAATAAGGGTGGGTAACAAAAAACCACCATGCCGCCCATGCGGCCGTTTTGGTCTTCCCCACGCCATGCCCAGAACGCACCGCAACACGTCTTTTATTTTTTAACGCTTTCAAAATCTCTTCTTGCCGGGAATAAGGCTTTTCCCCAAACATGTCAATGACAAAAAGCATGGGGTCTTCTTTCCATTGCCGCAATAACATGTTCAAGTCCATCATGATTGACCCCCCCATGGTTACAGGATACGAAAATGCACATTATTGCGCATTGCTTTCTTTCTTGCCCCCATCTTCATTATAAAGCAACTTGCGGCGGCGTTCATTGATGGTTTGGTGCAAGTCCGCAAGCGCAAACATCACCGTAACGTCCATTTCATCCACTTTGTCCCCCGCAAGCTCACGTTGGTATTTCAAAGCTTTGATTAAGTCTTTGACATCTTCAATTTTAATTCTTCCACTTTCCACCGCATTCCTTGCGCGTTCAATCAACGTGTTAATAAGCGTCATTTGTTGTTCTCTCAAAGTGGTTATAATGTCTTTATCCCCTTCAATAAGTTCTTTTGTGCGCAATTCTTCAATTTCATCCCAATGGTATTTTTTCCGCCATTTGCCAACCGTATTTCTATGAACGCCAATAATTTCCGCCGTCTTTTTCAAATTCTTGGTCACTTGGAACGTTTCATAAGCCCGCAATACACGTTCGGGCATTTTCCGCATAAGCTTTTCATATTCTTTCATTTCCATCCCCCCGGAATTTTTTTAACGTGCGCCGATGCCGCGATTCGCACA